CTTCTTCTTCACCTTCTTCAGAAACTACTGGTGCATATTTAACACCATTAATTTCAATAACGCCTTCTTCAGCAGGTATTGCTAGTTCTTCTTCATCCTCATCTGAAAATTCAGCTGGTAGTTCAGGAGCTATCTCATCATCTTCATCAGAAAATTCTGCAGGTGCTTCAGGAGCAACCTCATCATCTTCTGCTGAAAATTCAGCAGGTGCTTCTGGAGCTATAGCAACTTCTTCTTCATCTTCGTCTGAAAATTCAGCTGGTACTTCTTCGTCTTCTACTTCTGCCTGAATCTTCTTTGAAAGCATAGATTGTAGGCGAGGAGTAAAAGCTTCTTCAAGTGCCATCTTAGCATTTGCTAAGGCTGTTTCACGAACTTGTTTTGCGTCTGCAATGGCTTCTTTTAAAAGATCATCCATTACTTTTCTCCTATTAATTTAGATAAAAATTATCTAAAAATAATATTACATTTGGATTTAAAATAGTTATTGGGAACTATTATGTGATTAGTTTCAAGGTACACTATATGACGGGATGGATATCCCAATAGTGTATTTAGTTTTATATAAATATATACTTATTTTATAAAACGTTCAAAAATTAGAAGTTTTTTTCTTTTTCTTCTTGCATTTGTCGATTATTTCGTGCTTTTGCCCTTAATTTCATCTTTCTCTTCTTCATTGAGGGCTTTGTATAGTATGATCTCTCACTTAAATCATATAATATTCTGGAATCTTTTACCTTCCGTTTGAATATTCTGAGAGCTTTTTCTATATTATTATGTTTAACTTTTACTTCTATCAAGTATAACCTCTATTATTTATATAATTTCTTTTTTCCATTTACGGTCAAATTGTCGTAAACTAATTCTATTCCACGCTCTTTTTATTTCTTTATTTGGATCATATATTGTTGGTTTAATGGATTCTGTTATTGGTTCATATTTCTTACCATTGATTGTAATTTCACCCATCATTGCATTTGATGCCTGTCTCTTTTTCTTTGCCCAATATTCGGCCTTCTCTATATCTACACCAGCGTATTTCATCAACATTTGATCTGCTTTCATATAATCTTCTTCTGCCTGTTTCCCACCTGGTCGTTTTTCCATACCTTTTTTAGCTAAATCTCTTGCTTTAGCCATACCCTTTTGATGTACATCATCATCTGCATCAGTTTTACCTGTTGGTTTTGCTCGTCCTTCTTCATCATCCCAAGCATCATCAGGATCTCCACGAGTAGGATCATCATCAAGTGCTGTATCTAAGTTATCAATATCATCGGGGTCATCTTCAAAATCTCTACCGAACTCCCCACCACCTAATTTATCTGCTGGTTCTTTCTCTGGGTTATCTCCTTTATCACCCTTTTTATCATCTCCAGATTTTACAAATTTTCCTGAATCTGTTTTGGTGAATGTAGGAGCATTTTTATCATCTTCTTTACCCTTTTCTTTATATTTTCCCCAACCTACCGATACATATTTATCATCATCAGCTTCAGAAACTACTGCGTGTCCGTCACCACAATCTTCATCATTGTAAGTTTCACTCATATAATCTTCTATAGTTGGCAAAGGTTCTCCAAACTTACGGTCTGCCCAAGTGGACTCTTTTAATAATGGTTTCATTTTAATCATTACTCATACTCCGTTGAATAGTCCTTAACACCATATTTATCCCAACTGGCTATAGAATCTAAAAAATTTTCGTACTTAACTCCAGTATCAACAACTCTCTTTACTACTGCTACCTTTTGTATCTGTTCTCCTGCAAATGGATTATCTGCTACAGGTCTTTTTATTTGTGTATATCTACCTCGATCAAACCAAGGTTCTGGTTTATCATCTTTAACACCTAAAAGTCTTTTTTTACCAGCTGGAGTCCAATCTGTTTCTGCATCACCTGCTTCAGCCTTATAAGAACTGGCATTTCTGGAAACTTCTTTCAATAAATCTAACAACTTAATCATTTTTATCCACCGATTCTGTTAAACATCTTTTTTAGGGGATGGATACTCTCACCTTTAGGCATTTCACCGTTATCACCCCAACCTTGTTTTTCACCAAACCATTTTATCTGTGCCAATTCTTCTTCATCGCCATCTTCTTCAGCTTCTTTATATTGATCTTCCCACTCTGCAGAATCTTCAGCACCATAATAATCTCCACTCCACGATGTACCTCTTGAATCTGGACCTGTATCTGCCGATGGGTCATTAGCTAAATCTTTTGCTGGTATTGGTTGACCTGAATCTGCATCTGCTCCTGTATCTCCACCAAATGGTTTATCTTCAGGTTCTCCACCATCTCTTTCAAAATCTCCACCACCTAATTTACCTGCTGGTTCTTTTTCGTCATGGTCACCATCATCATATCCTACTTCTTCACCTTTAGCCCATTTATCAGCTGCACCTTTATCTTTAATACCATACTCTGCTGATTTATCACCTGGTTTCCAAGCTGCCCAACCACTATCTGTTTGCCAAACATCACCTTCTTTATGTCCACCACCACCTTGTCCAGGTTCAGCTTCTTTAATATAATCCATTACAGTTGGTAACGGGTCACCAAATTTACGATCTTTCCAAATAGATTCTGATACTAATTCTTTTAATTTAATCATTTTCGTTATCTCCTTGCCAATTTTTATCCACATAATTAAAGAATTTTGCTTTTGCCTCATCACCTAATTCATCAGGAGAACCAACACCAAACTTCTTTAATGCACCATTGAAGAATTTCTCATATTCTGCTTTATCACCTGTTTCTTCATTAATTTCATAGTATCTACCTATAATATGTCCCATATCCTCATATAAAGCACTCATTCTTTCTTGTAATCCTTGTGCTTCATTTGCAATTTTACTAAATTGTCCTGAGAGTGAACCTAAATCTTTCATATTACGATTGATTGTAATTTTATCAAACCATTCTTCGGTTTCTCTCAAGGTATGAGTTTTTGCAGTTTTTGCTATCTCTGATAATTTTTGTGCAACTGCTCTTATATCATTTTCACGATAAATATGTTTACCCAAAGAACCAAAATTTCTAACATCTTCTAAAAATTGAGCTTCATCAATTTCATGACCTTCTTCGTGATCTTCTGGCATTAAAGATGACAACCTAATATCAGAATTCACATCTTCAGTAGAAATTTTAGTCTTAAACATATCAAGATTTGAAAAGGCTGGTTTATTAACTACCCCACCCACCATAAAATTTTCTACTATTTGTTTTAATTTAATTTCTTTTGACATTATATGTCTCCTATTATCTCAATTTGAGTATCTTCTAAATTTATTTCTTACTTTATGCCACAATTGCTTTATAAAATCTTCTTCACCATAATGAGTTCTTTTAACATTACCTTGATTAAGTCCTCTTACTAAATCCAAAGCTTCATATCTACCACCCTTTACTCCATCCATCATAGTTTTAATAACTTTCTGTGAAGCTTTACCTAAGATATTAGACATTACATTTAAATCTCTATCAACTAATTGTTTTGCCTCAGATGAACTAAATGCCTTACCAAATGCGGTAAATTCATCTAATTCAATCAAATGTTGTTTAAATTTTCTATGAAAAGATTGTTCGTTAGTTGATTTTTTAGATTCATCTACTTCAATTCCATCTTTTTCAAGTAAAAATCTTTTAAATTCTCTATGACTAAAGTCACCCATTATTCACCCCTAATAATCTTATTAATCATATCTTCTGCTTTACAATATGTTCCACAAGTTCTACCTACTGGATTCTGTCTATCTACACTTTCATTCATAGGATACATAAATGCACCTTGTGTAGATGGATTAGAAACAAAATCAAATGCAATTAATTCAAAATCAGGTTGTACTTGTGTAGTTTCTATACCATCTGCTTCACTAACAGTTTCTACTGAACCCATACCACGAGATGAAATTCCAAGTTTAATTCCCGATTTAAATAATTCTTTTAATATATTACCTGCTGGTGTACCTAATACTTCAACCGTGCCAAGTAAATCATCCCCTAACCAATGCATCTCTTTAATATTATGAGAAACATTCTGTAGGTTCACCACAGACGAATCTGGGTGGTCTAATTCACCCATAGCACGACGTTCTTTAATATAGGTAGAGGAATACTTTTTAGCCTCTCTTACTAAAACTTCTCGTGGATAAACTCTACCATTTTGATTTTTAGCCTCTGCTCGTTGAAGTACTCCTTTAACAATTAATTTACCATTATTTTCTTTTAATGATTCAGTTATCTGTTCTGATTTTACTTCAAATGGTAGATAATCTACTAATAGTTCCCTGTTCATAATTATTTTATCCTCTTAGTAAGTGCCATAAATTCTCTCATAAATTTAGTTACATTTTGTTGATATGACTTTATTATTTTATTAGCCGTGTTTTTATTATCACCACTACTTAAACTTTGAGCTATCTCATACATATTTAGACGGAAATTACTTTCTGCCTTTTCTATATTCTTTACCTGCTTTTGTAATTTTTTTTTACTTGCAGGTGCCTCTGTCAAAATATCAGAAGCTTGAAGATATTCTTTTAATCCAACAGACATTAATACAATTTACCTACTTTATTAGCTAATTTAACTAATCTCTCACTAATTTTACCTAAAGCCTTGTGAGTAGTTTTCCAATAATCTCTTGAATCAACTTTTAACTCATTTTTCAGTCTAACATTATACTGAACTGTTCTTTCTAATTCTTTTAGGGAATCACGAGTTTCCCTCATTGCCAATCCAATTTTTTGCTTAGGACTTAAACTCTCATCATTTCTCCAAGCGTGGTATCTTCCTTCTCTAACAATCTCATACCCAGTCGAATTAGTTGCCACTTCTTCTTCCTTATCCTTATCTTTCTTTTTCTTAGAACTAAATGCAAATGGTGTATTATATCCTGCAATATCACCAGTTTGTGTAATTTCATTAGTGCTTAATAATTCTCTAACAAATGTTCTAATATATTCTCTTAACTTATTTTCCGCTGTCAAGGACATCTTCCAACTCCGTTATCAAATCATAATACCTCATTAAAGTTGTTAATTTTTTCTCTGTATCTTTATTTTCATTAATAGTATCTGCAAAGCTAATAGCTTCTGTTAACTTAATTTTTGTGATATCATCATCTATAGCAGGTACAAGTTTCTTCAAATAGCTTTTTATTTTACCCACTTCTACTTGTACAAATTCTTTTAATGAAGTAGCATTAGAAACATTATTAATATATTTCCTCAATACTTCTTTTTGTTCAGTTGATAACTTAGAGTACTTTTTATTAAACTTTTCTACCATTAACTCATAAGCAAGTAATCTAACATCCTTTTCCTCAGAGGTTACGGGAGATTTACTAACCTTTTTATTAGGGTTAGATGAAATTAAATTTTCAACTATCGTATAGCGTGAATCAACTTCTTCTTTTGGACTATAACTTTCCATTGAAGTTTCAATAGAAAATAGTTTCCAAATTGACGCCAATTGTTTAAAATTAGGAATTTTTGAAGTAAATAGTTTTTTTACATCATAATCTTCCTTAATTTCTTTAATTAAATTATATTTTTCTCGTCTGAGGGAGGTATTTGTAATTTGTGCCCGTTCTTTCAAGACAGCATCTACTAATCTATTTGCGCGTTCTTCAGAATTATACCGTTCTTTTGTTAAAATTTCATATAATTCTAATTCTTTTCCCAATGACGTATTTTTATTAAAATACTTTTTGACTAAATTTACAGACTTAGATTCTTTATTACTCAGTATATCTGATGTTATTTGTCGAGTCAAAACTTCAAATAACACACCAGTATTTTTAATTTTACTGTGCTTCAACTTTTTAGACATATATCACTCCAATGATAATTAGATTCATTCTATAATAAATATTAAACTTCTAAAATTTATATATATTACGATTTAGAATTTATTTCTTTATCATATTCCTCTTTTACTTCCTCAGATTCGGTTAATATCTTTACGTGAGGTTTAATTAATGTTCCTTTTAATTTATCAAGATGAGCTAAAGCTAATGATTTACCATATTTAGATGCTCCACTTCCACCTTTTCTTTTATCGTGTTTACCTAATGGATCTCTACCTCGTGCACTACCATCTTTACCATAATGGGGGCCTTCTGTAGGTCTACCTGCTCCCTCTTGTCCACCTTCTGGAGCTCCACCTTCATCCTCTAACTCATGACCAGTTCTACCCATAGCTAAATCACTTGGTGTTCCTTGTGATTCGCCTGATTTTGCTGGATCGTTTCCTTCAGATTCTATCTGTCCTCTTCTAAATTTTTGTTTAAAATCAAAAACAATACCTTCATCTTCTTTCTTAATTTCTTCATCTGTAAATCCAAATATGTTTCTATAAATCCAATCTGTAGAAACTATACCATCTTGTAACATTGAAGATGCAAGTGAAGTTTTACTCGTCCACAACTCAATTTTTTCTTGTTCATAAATTGTAGATGGATTTGTTAATCCCAAATCGAAATTAACTAAATCTGCATCTGTATATCCTTGTACATATAAATGTACAATAGCAATCTTCGTCAATTCTGAAACCACTATTCGTTGAATTCTTTCAATCGTTCTTGCAAATCTAACATCTTCTGCTGCTAAAGTTGCCTTTGAACCAACTTGTTCTTCATATCCAAGAAATGCCTTTGGAACTTTTAATGCTGCCATTAACTTGTTTCTCAAATATTCAATATCTTCTACCGCCTCATAAGTTAATCCAGGTAATGAATCTATTTGTGTTCCACTATCTCCACCACGAACTGGTACAAAGAAATCCTCTGTAATATTCTGCATATTATATCGTAAATTATAATCACCAGATTCTTGTTCTACTACGGGTGCCTTTTTCATTTTATTAATAATTTGATTCATATAATTATCAACTTCAGCAGGTGGAATATTACCAATATCAATTTTGAAAACTCTCTTTTCTGGTGCTCTCATGATTCTATGAATTAACATAGCATCTTCCATAAGAGATAATTGTTTCCAAGTCTTTCTACCACCTTCAACCATAGCCTTACCATACGGTAAATAATTTGAATCACCCAATAATCTAAAATGTGCAATTTCAAAATTTTCATATTCTTGTTGTATATGTGTTAATTTTACTTGGTTTGGATCTGCAGGTTCTAACATAAATTTAACATACTCTGGATTTTCTGGATCAATTCCTTCTAATCTCACAACATCATAACTTGATAATGGAACTACATTTTTAACTCCATATTTATCATCTATTTCTAAATGTAAAAAGAAATCTCCATACTTACACATATTACGAACCCAAGACCATAAATTAAATTCTATATTCATAATATCATAAAATAAATTATGTAGTATTTGTTTAATCTGGTCATTATCACTATTGATTGTTAAAACATCACCATATTCGCTTTTCATTGTTGATTCATCTGAATATATATCCAATGCCGATGCTATAATGGAATCACTATCCATTGATTCATAATCTCTAAATAACCCTAACCGTAATGAGCGTACCATCGCCGTATCTGAATATCCAGATAACCCTTTTCCTGTTGAAAAGAGTCGTTGATATCTATCCACTAATTGTTTTTGTGGTAAATATTGTATCTTGCTCGTATCTGCTACTTTTAACCTTTTTCCACCAACGTTTCTAACAATAACGTTACCAGAAAATAATCTAAA